GTACCCACATTAATATTCTGTTGTGTCATAAAAAATCCCGCTATTCTTAATATTTAGCGGGATTTTAAATTTAGCTTTCAACTTATCGAATCTTGATATCGCCGGCTTTTTGTCTATCACTGTACAGCACCCGGCCACGCTGTCGGATTAAATCTGCACTGCCTTGTGGATCATCGTCAAACATGCTTTTGAGATCGTCGGCGGTCACAGTGTCGTCAGTGTCTACCACATAAATTTCATAGAATCGTTGATTATTGTATCGAGCCCTCAGTTGCAGCATGTTGACAATGCTGCCCACTGACTGTGGTCTGCCTTGGTTTGAATTGTCTCCAGTGTCTTTCAATGAGTCCCACATGATTTCTTTGTCAATGTCCGAGATATTGATGCAGGCTTCGAGCCCGAGACAGTCCCAGCTCAACAAATAAGTGTGGCTCATGATTACTTCTTAAGAAAATTAATCGGTTCTTCAAAAAACATACAAGCTAATACTATTCTTGGAAATGATTGTGATTTGGACATGTCAATCATGTGTGGAATTTGACTGTTAAACACCACCGGTTTTAAAACCTCCACTGATGCAATCAGTTGACACTGATCGATAGCAACATCACTTAGATTGTAGTAAGCTGCACCAAATTGGTTTATGATCGGAGTCACCCGAGACATTAATTCTTCGGGCACCGAATACCATAAATTCAAACTGCCTCGAGTGTTTAAAATAGGAAAGTTAATTTTGGCAGTAACCGGTAATTCGTCGATATGCAACCCAGCGTTTTCATTACTAACACAAATTGTAAATGCCACTTCTCTTAATTGCAAATTGAGAGTTTTGAAATATTGTACTAATTCTGGAACTGCTCGAACAAACTCCATTGTATTCAATTTGTTCCATAAAGATAGATTTTTTACATTTAAAATATCGTATTTTGTTTTTAAAAAATCAATGGTTTTTTCAGAAATAGTTTCTTGCAGATTGTCCGGACACTCAAGTTGATGATAAGGTTTTAATGTCATACTGTTATTTAACATCCTGGCATTGAGCAAAATACTGCTTGTGCTGTAGCAATTGATTTCGAACTGTGGCTCATAGTGCTTTGATCCGTTCAATCAACTCTCTTGCTGCCTTGTAAGGATCTGGATCTACAATTACAGCCAAACTCAACCAATCCACAGTCACTGTCTGTTTAACAGTGTATTTCCAGTCCAGACTGGCGTTATAGTTTTTTGGTTCCATGATCAAGACATCAGTGCTCGGACCGTGCCCACAGCATAGATGGTCAGCAAGCCAGCGTTGACTGCAATCAGAGCAGTGTCTCGGATACGCACCGCCCAAATTAGGAACAGCAACGACCCTGCATTAAACAAATATACATTGATAGGATCAATGGCAAGACTGGTCATCACCGCACCTGCCAAAGTGACCGCGGTAGCAGTCCATTTGAGTAGACTGTCAGTCTGTCGGGTTGACAGCATAAAAAATTCAACGATCGAATTCACTGTATTCTTCCTTTTCGTAACCGTAGTATTCGGCCATGGCCGCGAGTTCTGCATCAGTCAAGTCCGGTGACTGGGGCATGTCGGCCAAAGCTCGTTCTTCGTCCAGACAAGTCATTTGCTCCAGCACATCGTAAACAGTTGTCAATTCAACTCCCAGTGCTCGAACAATTTTTACAGGATGCACACCATCAGCCAGCATGGTTTCGATATCGTAGCTGAGTTCACTCATTTTGCTCATCATGTGCTCCTTAGTATTGATTAAGTTGTGGACAAAGTTCTGCAATTAATTCGCGTTCGCGACCGTGTGCTGGCTTGCGGCCACGCACAATTTCCAAAACTTCTACATCAAATGCCGCCGCGCCATGCTCACGAATGTTTTGGCACAGTGCCCAATCTTTGTTCTCTGTCAGTGCGCGGCGCACATGCTTTTGAACACGAACTTTGACGGCTTTTTTGACCTGTGCGGCACAAACGGTTATACCCACATAGAATTCCATAGTGTTAGTATTCACTAACATATAGACTGCATGTTTACGATCTTGTCTTGCTTTGCGTTTCATCATAATATTATTATAACAGAAAAGCCATTTTTGAGCAATAACCCGACGGAGTGATGGGGTATTAAAAAGTAGTACTCAAGTACTACTTTTGTAACAGTTTGTACAAATCGAGATTGATTAAATCCATCTCACTCTGCTCCACATAGAAGTCTGTGGCGGGATCGTAGTAGGCGCCTTCTTTGTTGTCATAATACAACACTCTGCCACTGAAGTTAAACGGGCCTTCTAATCCTTTGCGCGGGCCATATTTGGTGCGCATCTGGTCCATTTCAAACTTGTCTGCAAGTACAGCATAGCCCATTACCAACTCCTTTTTGCTTACTAAGTCATTAGTATAGCATAATTGGGAATATTAGTCAACCAATTTTAGTGGATGGTTTTGCTTTCAAACCCTACTAGGCCGAAAATTTTCATGACTTTTTCTACATTTTCCGGAGTTATTTGTGTGGTGTATTCTTCGGGCAACATCACTGACTTTAAATTACCTTGGGAATCCATGACGAAAATATAATCATCATCGGCAATACTTTCCATAAATTCTTCTTCTTCTTCTTCAATTTGTCTTGCATGTGTCATAATACTGCCTTTCGAGTAATTTATAATAGCGATTACTTAACTTACATAATTTTAACACCACAGGGTGCTTCTTGTCAAACACGGCTTTGTATATTTGATATGTGCCAGTTTGTTCGATTCGATACGGTTCACCATTATTGATTAATCCGTGCGTCATATTGGCGGCTGCGGTCCAAGCATACGCATCTACTTCATCTGGTATGCCGTAGTATTCTTGTGCATCGGACACGGCCTGTGTTTGACTGTTGCTGGTGTAACAGCGGCCCCATCTGAATTGTCTGCGTCTGAATTGACTCATATGAATAAACTCATGTCCCAGTGTGCCCGCAACATCCACAATCATGTTGTTCCATTGCTGGCGTGTCAAATCTGAATCATCGAGAGTGAACGCCAGTTGCTTCTTGGGGAATGATATTTCAACTTCAATTGGAGGTAGACCGTCCACATCCAATTCTGGATCGTATACTCCGCTCACTTGCAAATTGGTATTGTAGATAGCCAGTGTGTTGTTTTGCACAATTTTGCATTCTGTGAATGGAATTGCCTGTTGTATCTTTCGAATCAAATTTCTACTGGTCAACGACTTGCCTTGATTTCGTTGATATATCGAATCCAGTTTGGCAAGTAGTTGAAAGTAGTTCATTATTTAAAAAGTATAAATGCCATTATGGCTGCTTGTGCAATAAAACCCGAACCTATAGTAACAATATTTAACTGATCTCGCAGTAAAATAGCTTTTGCAAACAACAAAATCAACCCCATGTAGATAAACATGATGATGTCTACTGTGGGTGTTCTATCACTTAATCCAGTCATCAATGCCAACAAACTGGGAATGGTGGCGCAGTGTAGCACAATTGCAGCCAACCATCCCAGAGTATCTGCGGTCAACTTCTTTAGATGATCTAAAAAGAATTTACGAATAAGAACTAGCAGACCCAAGAGGTTAAAGTTTTTGATACTCAAAATTTATTCCTTATAAAAAATATGTTGACCAATTTGTGTGACTCGTTGTAGTCTCCAACCTGGATTAACATAAGTTGCATGATAGTACATGGCCTGTGTCAGTCCCGGTAGCCTAAAATTTTCCAGTAAAACTTTTTTGGCCACTTCTTCCGACTCGGCCCATTTGTTGGGAGAGATGGGTTTGATTTTGTGATTTGTTTCACAAGCCCAAGAAAATTGGCAAACTACTTTTTCGTAAAATACATTTTTTTGATATACCACGCCGCAGACACCCGAGCCAAACTTGCCCGAGACCACACGGTTCATGGTGACCTGTGCTACTGCCACTTTGCCTTCAAACGGTTCGCCGGCCGCTTCCCAATAAATGTTTCGAGTTAGGCATTCTAATTGTTTGGTACGATCTGCCGCAGTGACGCCAACAACATCTTGCTGTTGCAGATTTGCTCTCAGTGAGCTGAACTTTGATTTTGTCACAGTAACCAATAATGAGGCTACCAACACAAATCCCAAAATCAACAATGTGATTTGAGTTGTTTTAATCACCCTGTCATAGTAGCGATTTGATATAGCTGAGGCCATATTTTTCTCCTTTCGTTAAGAGTGTAGTTTTATATACCAGTTTGAAATTGGTAATAAACGCTCAGTTAACCAATTAAGTCGTATTATTATAGCAGGTTTTGTGAAGTAAATCAATGATATAACAGCAGTTAACTGAATAAAAAGTATCAAATAATATTTTTTACCAGAACGCCGTTCTCACCTAATATTTGATTTGTCTTGCCTTGACCCAACACAGCCTTGACAGTGTCACCGGCTTCATTGGGCAGACAAATTCCGTAGAGTAGATAATCTGTGCCAATATTTTGTGGGTCGGCACCATAGCTGGGCAAGCTGCTGACAAACGACAAGTACTGACTGTTGTCGTTGAATGCGGTAACTGTGAAATTAGCTCTGTTATAATTCAGCATTTCGTAATAAAGAGTCCTGCAACACCACAACCAATTTTCATTTATTTGTGCTACTATGGTGGGAATCTCACCGGTCGGGTCAGCAGCAATAGCGCTCAACAAGTTCAGATATTCAGTCTTCTTGGCTTCTACTTTTGTTTGCCAGTAATTGGGGCCGCCTGGTATAAAACTACCATCAGCTGCCACACCAGGTGCAGGCACAGGCGTAAAACTGGCAGCAGCTTTGACTTCCTCTTCTGTTAAAGCATATGCACTTTGAAATCTACTTATTTCTGTAAGTATGTCTCTAATTTGTGGACCATAGTCTGTGGCATACAATTGACTGATAGCCAAGTTTACAGCTCTGATTCCATCCAGCAAATATCCCGAGCCGGTGCCAATTACATTGAGTATGGACACAGGACCATTGCCTGCGCCCAACGGAAGATATGTGCGTAAGCTGTCAATGATAGATTGCGACAATAACGGAACGCTGTTGCCCACAGTGACATTGCCGGTGATAGCTTCAACGTTGGCTGTTATGTCAGTCTGAACGCTGTCGATCAGTGCTACCAATGATACTCCAGTCAAAGAACTCAACCCAGGAGCCCGTTGAAATATGTCTCGGCCAAACGCAGCAAAGTTGGGAAATGCGCTATCATTGGTCAATCCGCTGGCAATCTCGATCGAAGTATACGCCATCGGCGAAAATATTTTTGGTATGGTGCTTTCTACCACATCTTGAATAACTACCAAATCGGCTTGATTGGTTATGGTATTAAGAATATTTGTGATAGGATTAACATAGCCGGGATTATAAATGTCGTCAAAATTCACGCCGGCAGTGTACAGTTTTTCTGACAGCCCGCCCACACTGCCCAAGCCTATGTCAACTAAAAATTTAGCCACAGCATTGGGAGTACCAAAGAATCCTTCGGGTATGACCTGTACCATGGTGCCCACATTAACCAATGCCTTGCGTAATGCAAGACCTTGCTGATACTTGTCAAATCCTTGAGATACAAAATCTCGATAGTTGGCACTGCCAAAATTTGACAGTGTATTACTTTGTGCATTTTGCAAAGCTGCAAGATAGTCGTTGGAAGTTAATACCCAACCAAGTGCTTGATTGAACACATTCATGAAATGTGCATTGTCCCAAGTATTGCTGCCACTGAGTCTTTGCATTTGCAAATCCGCATAGGCCACAAAATTACCGGGCCTGTCTGTTATTGGAGCTCCGCCAAAATTTGTAAACGGATCAGGGAATACTCCAGTCAATGCCGGAATAGCACTGTTGGCTCCGAAAGTTGTACCGGCTGGATCTTGCCAGTATTCTCTGATATAACCAACACTGTAGGGAGAAATTTGAGCAGTCGGGAATGGTGCGCTACCCGCGGGTGTTAGATTGGCCCAAGTTGTTATAGGAACAGTCTGGTCCACATCAAACGATCCCTGTGCTGTTACACCAGCAGTTAGTATTTTTACTTGATATTCCCCTGTGCCCAGAGCCATGGCCACCATATTGCCCAGACTGCTCAAACTGCCTGAATATACTCCACTGTTTGGTCCGATGGTGGGAAAAAATGGCACACCAGTACCGGGGCCACCATCGTAGCCGCCGCTGTCACCACCACCAAAGGCCGCGAGTGGCGGACTGGCGTACTGCGCCGCCAAACACATCCTGGCCGCTTGTTCCTCAGGAGTCGACCCAGGTTCAAACCCGCCGATAGTAGAATATCCGCCAAGATTGCCAGGAATTCCTCCGGATGAGCTAAAGGGGTCTGATTCTCCTGGATTGCCAATTCCGGATTGAGAACTAGTTTCGCCGGGAGTGTTACCGTCGCCGCCACCACTGCCATTGTATGAAGGAATATTCTGCGGACCGTAATGATGTTCGGATCCAATATTGGAATTATGTAAATCGGCTGCTTCTATTATTTGTATTTGTTCATCTGTCAAATATGTCAGTCTGGTCATTGGATGATCTAATTCAGACAACCAATATAGGGGAGCATAATTTACTAATTCGCCAACATTCACATTGGGCTCGGACGCAACACCGTAAAATGTAATACCCTGTGGACCAGCAGTTTCGTCAGGTGTTTTACTTTTTAATAACTCTGATTCGGGTTCAGTAATATATGCCAGTATGGCAATTTGGCCTGGCGCATAAGACCACTGTCTGGGTAAATCAACAAATCTACGATTGCTGTACCACTGAGTTCCGAACATTCGGCCTTGATTTAATTTTATATTCCAAATCATATATTAATGGTTTTAAGCCCAACCAAAACCGGTCTGGCCAGACGGCACGTCCACCCCTTGAATAGAGCCGTCGGCATTCATGCCGGGACTTCCGGGCGGCGCGCCAGGCGCGGGCCCGGGTGTATATCCACTGTCGCCACCACCACCACTGCCATCCGTGCCGCCACCACCAGTACCCACACTGCCAGATCTAACAATTCTTCCATAGTAAGCGTAAGTACCAGTGGCAACATCTCGAACTTTGCCTACTAATACTTCTTCATATCTGTCTTCATCGGGTCCGCAATCTTCTGCTTGTCGATAGATATACAAATCTTCGCCCCTGACAAAATATGCTTCAGCAGTAATATCTCGAATTAACGGAGGAAAGGGTTTGGGTAATCCGGTTCTAGGATCAAACTCCAGTGGAGATATATTTTCGCTGCTGCCAAATACAACCATTTCCGCTAGAAAATCTATGTTGATGGAAAATGGCTGCGGACTACTACTCATCATATAATTGGCCGCGGCCAATTGCAGTGGAGTCAGTCCACCTATATTCTGAATAGGCTGATTATTTGTATAAATTGGTGGGACTATGGCCATAATTATCCCAGCGCTCGACCTAGAGCAAAGCTGCCAAGTTGACCTACACCGCCACCGCTGATGATTACATCGTTGCTGGCTGTTTGTACTCCGTGACCACAGAGACCTTTGCCGCTTTTGGTAACTGGAATAGTTCCATTGATGTAAACACCGTATGGGCTGTCAAAGGTCGGACCGCCGCAGTGTGCCGGAGGGCAACCTTTGGCGCCACAGCAAGGATGAGCAGTGTATCGAATACCCAATAATGCTGCGGGCCGATTATTGATGAATACATCGGGACTAACGGGTCCAGTTAATACTCCACCTGGTCCTAGTATGTCACCAATTCTTGCAATTCCCGGCATTAAAAATCCTTAAACTATAAGAGGGCCCCGTCCCACACTAATACCAGTTGTGGTTGTAAGATAGTGGTCCTCGAGAGCTTTTAGCACAACACAGTGCATCATCACATGTTCGCTTTTGAGCTCTATGTTATTATTTATATCCGCGGAAAACAAGGTTTGTATAAGACCCAGGCCTTGCTGGCTGGGCATCACAGTGCATGGTTTATGCACAACCCAGCCTGTGGGTTTGGTTTCGACTATTTTTGCGACGATTTCGTCGCCGTTTACCAACTTAAATGCAATAATTTCGCCGTCTGCGTAGCCTTTAGATAACAGCATTTAGTTTTTCCTTTAGTTGAGATTCAGTTAATTTTGACAGTCCAGTAAAGCCACCTTCGACAAATAATTTTCCGTCTTGATAAATTTGTGGCACTGTGCGATGTCCCTGTGACATGATGTATTCTTTTGCTGCTGCATCTTCGTCGATTTTAATTTCTTGGAATGCGATAGATTTTGCCGTGAGTAAAGATTTTGCCTGTGTGCAAAATGGACAATTGTTTTTTGAATATACTGTTAACATGTTATTTCCTTTAGTTTATTATATACCATATTTTTCATCTGCGCTTTTATTTCTTGATGATATTCAAACAGACGATTGTGATTGTGTTCTAATATAGGTTGTGTCTGATCCGATAGGCTATTATAGCTGCTCTGTGCCAGGAACTCAACTTGTTTGAATGCCATCTCAAATCGTTTAATAGTATTGGGTTCTGAATCATAGCTTTCGTCGACGATGCTGTTGAATGTTTTAAAACCAAGCGAACGCAGTTGTTGCAAAAAGCCCCGGCAGGAGAATATGACAAATATGCGTTTGGCAAATAATGCTTTGGTGGTTTTTTCTGTTAAGAAAAATACTCTCTCATATACGGTTTCTGCAATCACAGAATATTTGGTATGATCATATATTTTCCATGGCACAATATCACTGACATTATACGAAATTGTATCCTTTACTTCCCAATCAGGATTTAAGTTTGGACTTATGTAAGGATACGCCAATCTTGTGCCTGCTAATATATCAAAGTTATGATCAGTCAGCGCCTTGTCTTCAAATTTTGGAGTACTGAACACATCTCTGTAATTAATTATAGAATTATTTATTAATGCTGTAGATTGCATTTTGGCCATTACAAAATCTCTGTGTGGCTTTCGGCTGCCCAATAATATATCAAAGTCAAATAATGGTGCTTGTTGCGATTTTCTATATATGTTTTTATTAATCAAATTGAACATCCACCATGGTCGATATATAAAATCTCCAGTCGCAGTGTATCCCTCGAGTCCGCCCAGTGCTATCAGATATCTTGGGACATTTTTATTTGCCAACCATTCTTTAATAGGCCTGATATGATTGAATTCTATGTCGCTGATTAATACTAAATCAAACGGACTATAATCCATATCGTGGTACGCCATCACACATGCAACTTTGACGGGCTGTGCCAATACTAGGTTAATATCGATTGTTGAGTTGGCTGCAGGATTATCTGCAAACCATTCGTCAAATACCAATGGGCTGCATGGTGCATAGACTTGCATCATAAGAATCGTCGCACTTTATCAAATATACGATCAAAGTCAACTACTGTGCCGGTATTCCAATCCAATAGAATAGAATCATCTAGTTTAGGTATTGCATCGCATACACAATTATAGTCATTGGTGAGATTATCTAATTGGTCCAAGGTCTTATACTGAAATCTTTTTTGCTCCAGCATTTCAACTGGTCTTTGTGTCATGGTCCAGTTGCCCAGGAATTCATATTCGCTGAACCATCTTAAACCATTTTCCAGTGGCACATTGTTGATAATAGCATCGAATGCATTGCATTGGTTAAATGTTTCCAACTTGTGCTTCAATGATAACCAATCTTCTTTGTAAGTGGGCATAAACTCGGTAACAAAACAATGAGGTGTTTGTCTAGGAATTCCTAAACTATTTTCTATTACTTTGTAGTAGCCACGACTATGTGTCTCATTGGGTAGAATAAAGAATTTTGGATCACCTTGAGTATTGATACACTCGTACGGAGTAATACTGAAAGTATCGGGATCTTGTATTAGCACAACATCGGCGTCGATATAATCCAGACTGGCTAATTTAAGTGCTTGCTGATATAACCAAGAACCTCGGTAGTCGTCGTCAAACCACCAGTTCATCAAGGTGGGATAACGAGAATTCATTTCTGTGTCGGTGACATATATAAACTCGGTAGTGTCTATATTATACTTCCGTAACACGCTGTTCAAAAAAGCCGGATCGCATGGAGTAAAAATATAAGTTTGATCAATATTTTTCAAGTAGTGATCAAACTGCATACTTAAACAGGTGTGACTAACACGATAGCCGCCTATAAATACGGCTCTTGCAATTTTCATCAGATACTTGGTAGCAAATCGTAGTCAACACTTTCGCCCATTACGCCAATGACATAATTGGTGCTTTCGCTTTCCTGTAGTGCTGTTTGCTTCTTGCTGGTATCTGTGTGCTTGTTGAACCAAGGTATAGGAGTTGTTCTAGGAGCAGTGCCTTGATATTTTATACCAATATCTTTCAATGCACCCACCGCAGTGTAATCCACAAAGTCTTTGAGAATTGCAGGATTGAGACCAATGACTGGCCCTTTGTTGAACAAGTAGTCAGCCCATGCTTTTTCTTCACGAATAACATCTGCGTACAATGCATACACTTCTGTTTCGCATTCAGCTTTGATATCAGCAAAGCGACTGTCTTCTTTGATCACTTGGTTAATCAAGTAAGCAGTCCAACCTTTGTGCAATAATTCGTCTTGTAGGATCAATTGGATAATATTTCCATTACCCATGAAGATTTTGTTTTCTACCATGGCCAAACTAGTAGCAAAGCTAACCATAAAGCGGAAAGCTTCTAGTGCATAGCTGGCATGTAGTGCCAT